TCAATTGATCTGATACTCGATGTTCAAATCCACTTCTATAACCATGTTTAATTGCGTTTGCACGTATCTTTGATTTACGTTTCCATGCCATAACTTATTCCTATTTATTATAAATATCTAATAATCCCAACGAACAATAAAATTTGTATCAATGTCATTACGTTTTTGTATTGGTTGAGCTAATTTTGAAACAGCTAATAATTCAGCATTATCGTTATATAAACCTATAGTAGTTATATAAGGTTTAGCTATACCTTTTACAAACATTGTTTTGATGAGTTCGCCTGGCAATGTATTAGCTTCTTCTGCTTGAGATAATATTTTATTTGTAGCTGGTATAAACGTTGCACTAGGATTCATTGAGACATTGAATTGATCCTTAGGAACGCGTATAAGTACTTCATTTTCATAAATTGTATGAGTTCCTTTATATGTAACATCAAATGTATTACCAAAAGCACCAGACCCGGTATTATACTTAGACATTGGAGATGATATTACTATCTCACCGTTTCGGTAAAATACATTACCAGCTGTATTTGTTTGAAATAATGATCCGGAAATATAATGTCGATTTGATAATGAAGCAATTTCTATATCTGATGCTGCATAATCAAACATACGTAATTCTGCTAATTTATTATCAGCTGCTGCATATACTTGACTTCCGGAAATATACGATCCAATAATAATATCATCATTATTTGCAGTTGTTCCAGCTGGGAGAGATCCAGAGGTACCTGATGGTTTACCATTAACAAATATTTGACATACAGAATTAGAATTACGTATACATACATGTTTCCAAGCATGTTTAGTTAATGAAGATAAAAACTGATGATCATGCCCGGATGATGATATATGCAATGCCGTTGATCCATTGCTAGCTTGAAAATGCCAGGAACCTGAAATATTTGAAGCACCTGATCCAATACGTGAATGTCCTATAACAAATGGTGTACGTGTATTTGTATATGAACCAGTAATGTTAGGTATAAATCTTACATTATCACGTGTTTTAACAATTTTATCAATTGAATCAAAATATGTTTCTGTACCTACTCCTACTTTAGATATAATAGGATAAGATAATCCAAATCCGGAGTTATGCCAAAATGATATTGTCCAATCATCTGTATTGTTGAATCGATTAAATTTTGATTCATGTGGAATTCGTATACGACTAGTACCTAAATTTTGAAAGCTTTGCCCACTAGTGGGTAGCCCGGAAGTACCTAACATAATTGGCCCGGTGCTAGTAATAAAATTATCTGTATTATATTGAGTTTGTACCGGTGATGATGATTCAAATTCTTTATTAAATGTCATGTATAAAATATTACGACTAGCCGATGCAAAACTAGATGTCGAAATTGCCACGTCTCGCAAATTACCAAAAGTGTCATCTTGTAATATATATGAACTACCATGAGTAAAAGTACCAGTCACTGATCCTGGTTTTATACGTTCACCTACTTCAAAATAAGGTAATGATAAAGATGAAGCAGATTCATATAAATGTTTATTTGTTTCTGAAATGTTAGTTAGTTCTGCAGAGCGAGCAGGATCATATGGATATTCATAATATCTATGATTTAAGCTATGCCAAATTACATGTCGATTAGTGTTATCTAATAGATTATTTTCTGCATAACCTAAATCATTAACACCAACATGAATTGGGGTAGATTTATAAATTGCATTATGATGTACATATCCAGATGATGTTATAAAATTATCACTAGTTATACGATAATTTTTATATGCCTTAAAATTACGTTGTTGAAAATCATTTGAACGTATTGGGCGAAAAACTGTTGGAGTAACTGGCATATCATATCATTTATTAATTTAAAAATCTAATTTTACTTTAATTAATGCTTCTCGAGTAAAGTTCTTTAATAACGGTTGACTTAATTTTGCAACTGCTAGTAATTCATTTCTTTCATTATATAATCCAACACTAGTTATATAAGTTTGAGGATCGCTAGCAAATGTATTAAATGTTAACTGTCCAAGCGACCCGGTGACATATGATGGATTATTTGAATAATTATATTCAGCATTTTTAGCTCTAACAAAGTAATATGTTGATTTGACTTGTTCAGATGAACGTGCCTGTATTCCTCCGTTAACGCCAGATGGAGTCATTGCACTAGATGTACTTAACGACGTAAATAATTTAACTGCATTTTCGCCTTGCACAGAAGATCCGGTAACGGTACCAAAATTTATATTAGAATTTAACGTATCTGCATTTAAAATTGCTATTCCATGTTGTGGATATAATAGTCCGTAATAAACTGGATCTGTAGATGAATGTATACCGGCGCCATCTAATGATCCAGATATTAGATTATATACCTGTCCAGATTCACCAACTGTTGCTGATGATAATGATGAGTCGTCTATTATTTGTATAAATTTACCTGTCCCATCTACTACTACATTAGAACCGGTATGCTTATTATTAGGAAATCCTGACCCTGATAATGCAGCTAATGTAATTTCAAAATTACCTGGATCTAACTTTTCACGTATACGTGCTCTATTAAAATTTAAAATATATATATGAGATGAATCTACACCATTAAATGTAAATTTTTTATCGTTAGGTTCTAATAAAGATTGTGCATATTGTTTATAAATTGCTCGAGTCGGTGTATCATTATTTAAATTTTCTGTTAAATCCTTAGAACCACTACCAGCAAAATGTCCATATGCTAATGATAATTCAGCAGATGCATTTGTAGATAATGCCGGATCTCCTGAACTAAAAATTTCTTGATAATATGTTTTTTGAGTGGCAGTTAAATTTGATGAAGTAAACATTGTAGTTAAACTACCAGTATTACCGGTAAATAATCCACGAGTCACCGTTTCGACATTATTAGATAAGACATCGTCGATAGTATCAAAACGACTAAATATTTTACCTTGTCGTGATATTACACGTTCTAAATCACGTTCACGTATAATATCATCTGCTAGACGACGAGCTTCTACATCTACCGAAACACGAGATGTTTCAGCTCGATTTGTCACTGCTCTACGTATTGGTGTATTTGATATACTTCTATTATATATTGCCATTTTATTTACCTTTTAATATCTGCTACTCACGCTGCCGGCAGTAGTCGTTGCAACATCAACTTTTTTAACTGTTAATTGAACTGATACTCTACCACCAGTCTCATTTCCAATAATTAATACAGTAGCTGTCTTATCAGCATCTAATTGTTCTTTTGCTATAATTTCAAATTCAGTACCTTGTACGGTAATACTTTGAGCTGATTCCGAATCTCCTATAAATTGCGGTACAGATGCCATACCACCTGCTCTGCTAACAGCTTGAGTAGCTCTAATTTCAGCTACATCAGAATCAGATAATATTGCGGTATAACCAAATTGTCTATTACCACCAGAAAAGTTTACAGTATCAGGTGAAATAATAGTTGTTTGATTAGCTTGCAAGGATAATGCAGTTTGTCCAACCGATACAACCGGAATACGACCGGTTCCTTTTGGTAATGTTACTAACTTATATTTCATCATCTGCGTTTCATCTGGCAATGCCTCTAATATTGGCATATTTTCAATCGCTGCTCCATAAAATGCAGATCCATTTGGATGTTCTGTATTATATAGATCATAATCAATTTCATCATCTGCTAATGCAAATTGTGTAATTTTAAATTCATCACGTCCACGTGCTAGCAATTCTCGACCTTTTTTAGTAAGAATTGCATCAACTGTTATTGAACTATTGTTTAAATATCCCATATCTTATCCTACTTTTTAATAAATATGCTTATCAATACATTTATCGAACTAACAATGTACCTTGTTCATTTGGTGGTGGAGTTTCATTAAAAATCAATTGATTTGGATTGACTCCATATACTTCTATAATTGGTTTAAAATTTAAAGCAGCAATTGTTGATGCTTGATTAACACCTGGCCCGTTTAATTGAGTACCATTAAATTGTAAATTATCTGTCATAATAAACGAATCATCTCGATATGAAGAAGGGCTTAATGATCTACTAGAATATAACCCTAATGACTGGCTAGCCATAGAATCATAATAATATGTAACCGAGCTATATATACTACTAGATCTAGCAGATAAAATAAATCCTTCATTTACAGAGGATCCAGATGGAGAATTAGTAACAGATATTTTTATATTTGCTATTAAATTTCCTGTATCCGCATATCCATTAGATCCGGAATGATATATACTAGTAGCCGATATTAAATTTTCTACAACGTTTATACTACCAGTGTATTGTATATATTCTGCAGTTGTAATTGGTATTTGGCCTGGCAATGTTACATCATATTGAGGATTTGTAATTGCCGGCTGTTTAGTAATACGCACCTTTGCTCTTTCTAATGTATGCGGTTCTACTAATAACCCCATATTTTCATCAACACGTTCTGGCAATAATTGTTTTATTTGATTAAATAATGCAAAATCAAATTGACTAAATATTCGTATATAAGCATTAATGTCATTACGATTTGTATATTTTTTCCAATATTCTTTTGAAAAATGATCTAAAGTGTTATATGATATTTCAAATTCATCATTAGGATCACCGACATAATCATCTAATTCTACATCACCTATTTGATTAAATATTTCTTTATTAATTTGATCTGCCATTGAATAAAATAAACCTAATCGATTTGTATCTAAAGAAGCTCGGTCAAACTTTGATCTTTCTGCTGTATTAGTAGTAGATAAATTACGAATTAATTCATTATCTTCTAATCGTATTTTTTGTGATCTTGGAACATTACCACCTAATGATACTCCTTGTATATAATATGTTTCTTCGATAGGAACAAAATTACCACGCTCTACATTTATAGGAGTATTAAATCCATGAGCAGTAGATGCCGATATAATTATACTACCAGATTGAGGATGTTTAGATTGTATACTAATACCATCTGTTGATAGATCTATCGCATCTAAATCAGTACCTAATGGATGATGTCGTTGTAATGTATTATACGATGATGATGGACTTTGGTTTGATACATATGATGTCGGGTTTAATGTATGTAAATCAAATTGATTTGTTGTAAATGCTTCAGACCATTCTCTATATTCTTGCACAGATCCAGAAAATCCGCCAATATTATCATCTGAAAAATGATTAACGTTATTATTTAAAGAGATGCTGCTTCCGGTCATTAACCCACCTAAATATAATACATCGCCGGCGGATCCACCATATCCATCTGATGTTAATGGACCAATACTAGCAGAATGTATAACTTTACCAGAGATATAATCAGATGCTTTTTGTACATGTATTGTATTAAGATCTGCAGTTCGGTTCCATTGCAAATTCCAAATATCACCATCATATAACGGTAGATATGATGTACTACCACTCATAGAACCTGAATCAGCTATTGTTATGCGGCCATAATTTGTACTACCCGAGTATGATCCAGTATAACTAACTGCAATATGCATTGACGCTGAATTTTTAGTGGCATCAAACGTTGTTAATAATGCCATACTCTTTTTTAAACTTGGCTTAAATCTAATTTGTCTAGTAATTGGTTGTACAGTTTCTGAACCATTAACACCTACACTATTAGGTATTTTAATATATGAACCACTATTAATATGTAATGCATACGCGAATCGATCTTCAATTAAAGTTGGTACATCTCCGGATACTTTAGGACCACCATATTCGCGTATAGAAAGTAAAGTCTGCGGAATACCATATGTATTCATCAAAGCCTTTACAGACCTAGCAGTTCCTTTAGTTTTAAGTAAATATGGTAAATTATTAACTATACGACGCCAAATTTCAGTTGTTATCGACTCATCTGATTTTGAAAACAATGAACCTGTTGATTGGTATGTACCTGATCCCGAACTAACTCCTAACTTGTATTGCCATAATGCCGATGCTTGTTTACCATCTGTTAAAGACCAACCTAAGGATTTTGCTAATTCATACAAAGTATCTTTACTCTGCCCAAGTTGGGGATGTTCTTCTGGCTTATAAATATTTGATAAATTATTTATGTATGAATATACAATATCATAATGATGTCCGATCATATTAACAAATAATTCATACTGAGAATTATTTTCATCTAATCGTATATGTTCCGGTATTGTTTTTAATAATGCAGAATTATTTTCTTGATCGAATAAAGATGCGGTTGCATATACATCATTATACCAACCAGTTCCTAGATCTGATGTTGTTTCATGTAAATGATATTTACTAGCTGATAAATATTTTGGCCATGGACTCACTCTGTACATCTGCGATCCAATCCTGCCACCTTCTACTTCATAATCTTCAGTTTCATAAATTGCATGATGTGTAAATAAACTACTAGTATTTTCATTATATAGCCAACGCTCAAATCCATCAAATGAACCTATTACGTCATTTTTACGAGTAGTATTAATTGATACGTTATTTTGTAAAGCAGTGGTATCTGAACCAGATGCTGCATTTAGTATAGTAACTCGAGAGCTATAATATTCTATTAATTCTAATTTATATTTAAAATTTGCAACTCGTTCTTTAGCAGATGAAAATTGTACAAAATTATCAAACCCAGAATAATCTATTCCTATTTTAACTCCTGATAATGAACCAGAAAATATACTATCAACAATATTTTGTGATGTTGCAGTATTTGCATCTAATAAAGTATTCCAGGATTCAAAATCAGTTTCTGTTATAGTACCATATGTAGTTTCAATATCAAAATTAGGACCTCGCATATCAACTGCGGTAGAATTTATATTATTTGTCAATTCTAATAAAATATTATCATTAAATGAATTAGATAATTGATCTACTATCCATGCAGTAGATTCTTCTTCAATGTCATTTGGTAATGGATCTAATAAACGTATTATTAAATCATCTTCAAATATTAATTGATTAATAATTTTAAAAAGTTGATTTTGTCCAAAATTTAATACAGGTTCTTGAATTACGGTATTAACAAACTCTTGTAACATTTCATTATGCTCTTCCGGATTATCTACTTCTACATGTTCAAAGCGTAACTCACGCCTATCCGGAGAAATTTCTTTAAGATATAGCATTGGAAAGTCTATAGAACCTAATACTGGATCATTTATGTTTATTACGGCATCAAATTCTCCACGACGTATGTTATATGATTCTAGTGTAGCAGTATGATCAACGAGTATTTTGTCTGCTTCTATTTCATAGTCTTTTATTACTCCACCAACAATATAACGAGAGTTTTCTCCTGTAGTAAAGTAATGTACTTCAATAGTACCATCTTTAATTAATGTATCTTCTATACTACTTACGATATTTCTTGCCATGGCCTATACTCATTATAATACAACTCAGAACCAATTGGTTCATATGGTTGCATGTATTCTAATCCAAATACATCGTTATCTGTTTCTTCAATATATCTTAAATATCTACTTTGTTGTACATAATCTGTATTATCTGATCCACGTTGTCCGCCTTCATTATATTCATAGTGATTAAAATCATTCCATACTAATGAATTGCTACCATCATCTTTTAAATTGGTAATAACCCCTTGATCGATCATTACATTTAATACTGAATCATCATCAAACCAATCTCCTGCCGCATTATAATCTAATCCTAACTCATTAGTCCAGTTATAATATTCTAATGTTCTTGTTTCCGGAAATGCTCGGCCATTTTCTCTAGTTGCATATGCAACTGGTCTCCATTCTCCATAGATCATCATTCGTAACGATTCTATTTTAATATCATTATTAAAATTATTTAAAATAATCATATTACTTTCAAATTGTGTACGAAGTTTTTCTAAATATGTTTGTTTCTGAAATACTCGTTCATTATAATCATCACCATCTATATAATTACCCGGATCTCTTACAAATGGTGCAGTTGGAGTATAACCACTTTCAAATCTAATAATATTATTATATTCAGCTGATCTGTCATCTAATGAATATAAGTTATTATATATAAAATCATCTATATTTGTTTGAACACGTATTGCATTGTAAGTTAATCCACGTTCGACTAACATAACTTCTAATGTTTGATAATTAGGAATTATTACTGGTTCATTATCTGCAGATTGAAATGCAATCTCTATTCTTCCATTTATTAACATATCATGAAAATCGCCGGATAGTTCTACATCAGAAATAAATTCATCTATAATAATATCTGGATCTTGATCTGGCTGAATAAAATATTCAAATGCAGTATCTATATTACCAGATTCTACAGTTTGTTTTAATTTATATTCACGATATTTTTTACGATCTATCATCAGTTAACAACCTTAAAATAAAAATCATCAAATGTTTGTATATCATCTCCGGCATCTCTTTCAATTTTTAATTCAATTTTATAGTAACGTTCTGGCATAAATGAATCCATTCGTAATTTAAAGAAACTACCATTAACATCGCAATCAATCTGAGTACCTAAAGTATCATATGCAATTATTGTTTCATTTGTAACAGAATCTATTATACTATAATATGATGACGTTGGCAATCTTTCCCCAGCTAAATAAAATGATGATGTGGAATATGATTTAACCGGAAATTCTGGCCGTACTCCAATACGTAATTTAGCAATTTCAGATGTCCTATATTCTGATTTTATATTTTTAAAATATGGTACATATACATCCGCAGAAATTTCAGTTGATCCTGTATTTGTAAATGTAGTATTATTCCATACTACTTCTAAACGAGGGACAAATATTGTATGAGACTCACGTCCAAAGAATTTTAACAAACCTAATGATTCTCCGGAAGTTTCATCTATATAAGGACGTTTAACAATAAATCCGTAGTTAGTAATATTACCTTTAACCCAATTATCTACTATATCAGTAACATTCATTCTTATATCAGGTACTTGGTTACTAAACGATTGTGATGCTTCAAATGTAGATCCAGTAATCCATGATCCGCCACCATTTGACGTCTCAGTCAATCCTAATTGTCCATTGCTATGAGCATCTAAAGTATTCCAATAATTACCATTTTCTATATCGCGATAATACCACGATGCTCCAATTGTTGTTTTTGGATTATCATTATTATATCCTTGTCCATTAGCCCATGATTGAGATATCGGAAATGCTTTTAAATTATATTTTTGTAGCAAATCTGAGGCATTGGATGATCGCAATGATAAATAGACTGATGCAGAATTTATTTCATTTCCTATAGATGGTATTTTATTATTACTTATAGCTGTAGTCAAGGCATCAATTTCAGATCCAAAATCTATTAAAAATCTAGTATTATATGTATCATTGCGATATCTACCATCAACAACAGACCCAGATTGATTTTTTATAAGCTCTAAAATTTGATCAATTCCAGTATTCTGATTTGGAAATCTTTCTTTTAAAGTAGTATCTTTTTCTGCGTAAAATATTCTATACATTTGGTTCCTTAAACTTTAACAACTTTTCCTTTAATATCAGAATTTGGATATTTTATTTCAAAAATACAAGGATCAAGTGATGGATATAAAATATTATTTTTAATAGCATTTTTAACATCATATCTATTAGGTGAATAAGTTCCTCCAACTTTATTCTGGAACGTAAAGTTAAGTACACTCTGCACTCCATCAACTTGATCAACAGTAGATATTAAATTAGATATATCAATTGGGCCATTAATCTGCATTCTTTCATTATTTAATATTACTTTTAGTGCAGCAATACACCTTATCAACACCTCATTACTATTGTAACTTGGGCGTGTTATAATTTCAAAATCTACGCCTAAATTTATTATAAACGCTGATTTAATATTAATTGCATCGGTTAACATACGATATTGAGATATATAAGTTCTTATATTTTCTTTAAGAGCTTGATTACAAGGCACAAATTGCCCAGCACTATTATAAGCTAATAAATATAAATTTAACGCTAATGGATTTGATATAGTTTCTGATGGATATGTTTTATCATTTGTATTAATCTGAGAATCGCTTATAATATACGCCTTAGCTACAGATCCAAACTTTGGAGGTAATGAATATACTCGAGTAATATAATCTTCACGTGTAATTGCTCGATTCTGTGCTGCAAAAGCAGCCATAGCATTTTGGCGGATGCTATCAATATTTTGTTTAGCCTTACCACCGGTTGCAGATTCTGGATTAGTTACTGCTATAGATGCCTTTGAATCAGTTAAATTAATATATCCTGTCTCATTTAAATATTCAATGTTATTTACTTTAGTAATCGAATTAACAGATACATTATCTGTTACGGCACCACCAATAGTATATTGAATTGTCAACGTTGTATTTGATGGAGCTAAACCATATGTACTAGTATATAAAAAGTTTGAAGGATCAATTGAATCTGTTGTTGTGCGTTTTAAATATTCTAATCCTTGTCCTATATTTTTTGGATTTGGAATAAGTTCTTCATCCGCATCAGATGAGACTCCAGATCCAAATTGAATTTCTAAACGATTATCATCACGTAGTCGTGTTATAAATCTTCGAGGTGTTTTACGTAATTTTAAAATATATGGTACTGATGATTTATATTGAGATAATTCCGGATCGTTAAACGATATATTTGCTATATCTTCAAATATAGTATCTTGTGCTAAATAATCAACTTCATTCCATTTATTACCTGCTGAATCTGTAACGCTAATAATATTAATTACATTATTATCTGGTAAGGTAATTTTATCATACGGCTTTGGTTCATTAAATGCAAATGTCAATTCTTTTATTTGACCAGATTCGACACTAATTTGTTTTTTTAATAAATACCTAGCCACATTTCCAGATGAATCAATTTCATATACTGATATTTCTGGATCGTCATTGAAATCAACTGGGTTGATACTTCGAAATTTTACGCCTTCATTACTTTCTAATTCAATATTTGAATTAATTGATAATGCGTATGACATATCTGGTGTTGCAGAATCTCCCGACCCAGATGCAATTACTAATTGAAATATATCTAATTTACATGTAGCTGGAGAATTTAGTTTTGGTTTATATCCAAATAATTGTGATAACGCTAATATATTAGAACTTTCTTGAGCCGTTGATAATAACGATTCACGATATGATGTATCTGTATAATATGATAATACATCTCCGACATATGACGACATCTCCAAAAACATCATTCCAGGAGAAGATTCGTTAAAATCTTGGTATGTATCTGGAAAATAATTTTTTGCAAAGTTTATTAAATTTTGTCTAAACTGAGCAAAATCCTTATTTAAATATTTTACGTCTTTTTTAATTAAGTTACTCATGAGTTAATTTTTCCTTAATATACATTACTAATTTGACGTAACTCCGTCGATGTATTAGTCGTATCAGCTGTAGCATCCGTTACTTGAAAGCTATTTTCTGATGCAATAACGTTAATGACTAGATTTGATCCAATATTTTCAATTTTAAAATATATAGCAATTGTTATAGAATGCATATCAGAGCTAGTAGTTACCATAACATCGTTTATAGAAATATAAGGTAACCAATATTTTAAATCTTTTATTAAAGTCTTTTTTAAAGAAGACCTAACATCAGACGTATTATTTGTAAATAATATTTTATTAATATCAGTACCAAAGTTTGGTTGCATATATCGCTCACCTTTACGTGTTAAAAGTAAATTTTGTAAATTTGATATAGACTGCAATTCAGTAGTATAATTTGAATAAAATAACGATTTACCAGACATGCTACCAGAAGCATAATTTACATCAACAGGTCTAGTATGCGAACTGACGTTAAATGGCAATGCAATGCCAATCGCAACATCAGGCGTCTCATTAACCGGTTGATATTTATATACTTGTCTAGCCATTTATCTATTTTTCTTTTTATCAATTGCCTTCATTAATGCAGAATAATCTTTTGTCATCGCATTTACAGTAGAAGCGACAGCCTGATTACTCATATTAACAGTTTCGCCATTAATACCGGTAGATGCTAATGGCCCAGATCTTGGTACATTATAGGCATCAGCCATTTCAGATTTAAAATTTATTGCACTCCATTCCGCCTGGTCCGCTGTAGGAGGCGTAGTAGCTGTTTCATTTAATAAATCATTCAACATTGAATTTTTTGTAAATTGCTTTTTAGCCATAGGCTTATTAGGCATTGGATCTTCAGTGATATGCGATAAATTCATACCATGTTCGATAACTTGTTTGTGATTAGTTTTTTGTTCAGTTAATACTTGGCGGATTGCGCCCTGAACTTCTTCTCTAATAATTTTTCGTAATAACTTTACAAATGATTTTGAGCTCATAGTAATATCCTTTTTAATAAATATGTACTACGTTAATAATTGGTTAAGTAATTACTTTAAACCAGACCATGGAACTACTAATGGTAACGATCCCGGTGGTGGTGCAATTCCTGTATGAATTCCTTGTATAGTTTTTATATGATCTTTATATACTTTAATTAACGATTTAGCAACTAACCGTGCTTTCATTTTACGGAATGCATTATATATACCAATGCCTACTGGTAAAGGATTTCCTGGAAATATTATTATATTTAACGTTCCAGTAGCCATGCCAGCAGCTGGTATTAAAGGGGATACCACTGTACCGGTCCAAAATTCTATCATACCTTTACCTATAAAATTATATGGAATAGATTTTAAATCTTTTGGAGATTTTTGCATTACATCAAATACTCGTTTCCATGATTTAATAAGTATATCTGGTTTCTTTATTACAATTAAATTATTATTTGGATCTGTCGATGTTTTCATGGCAGTATGATATGATTTTGCAAAAAACTTTGCAGTTTCAATGGTATCTGTAGAATTTTGATTTTCTAAAAATTGTATTATATCAAGTTCTAATTTTTGCCATATTATCATTGTTTCATACGCTTTATTTCTGTTAATATTTTAGTAAAGTCTGCAATGTTTATAGGCGGACCAGATGGACCTACTCCTGTAGTATGTGTCATTTTAGTTATAGCAGTCACCAACGCTTCTAACTGAGTTACTAAAGTATCAACATCTACAGACCAGTTTGGAGTAGCTAATTTGATATCTTTTTTAGATACTAATACTAGCTCATCTTCTCGGGCGTTAAATATTAAACGATTAGATGATATAATTACTTGAGGATTTGTATATGATGTTAATGGTTTAGTTTGTTGTCCTATTTTACGCTGCGCCAACTTTAAATTATTTATTTTTTGAGTTGATGATAAATAAATTAAACTAGAATCTTTATCTGGATCTTCAATTGTAAAATAGCCAGATTTTTGTGCTCCATCTAATCCACATGTTAATGCAACAAATGGATCGCCGGCGGTCGTGCCTTGCCATATGGGTTTCTGAGAATATGCAGATAAATTACGATGTGTACTTGAAAATCTTAATACAGAACCAAATCGATCTTGTAAAATTGTATCTCCTTGATAAGGTTGTATAGTAACAATATTACGTGATTCAAAAGATAACTGATTTGGCGTTTTTGTTTTTTTAGTAGAGGTTATTCCGGTTGAAGTGTAATCTTTATTATTAACTCGAGTATTTTGTATAAATGGCATTATATTATTATTTACTTGGCCATGTACACTAACTGCTGGCATGTAATAATATTGTTCTGTCTTTGAATCTTCTGTTAATCCGGAGATGGCACTAAATATAATAACCTGTTCCCCATATAATGGCACATTAACAAAATTTGCATTAGCAGGAATGGCGGTTACTACACTAGAAAACGAATTACGTTGTGCATGTAATTGAACGCGTATAGTACCCGGCGATAATTCTAAATCACGTTCATCTGTATACTGATCAAATTGAGTCGGGATTGTGGTCTGTACTACTTGACCTATTTGTAGATTGAGGTTGCTCGCCATTAGATTCCTTATTATCTGATTGCAATTTTTCAATTTCAGCTTCTGCGTCTTCTAATAATTGACGACGCTCTTCATCTGATAGTCCATATTCACCATCGTCAGAGTCTTTACTTGAAGCTGATATTAATCGTTGAACTACTGCAGCTAATTTAATTAAGGCATCATCATTTTTAACAGATACTTCTAAATAATCTTTTATCATAGGAACTAATACAGTAGCATCGCCTACATTTTTTATTAGCGGCTGCAACTCCTTAATAAGACCTTGTATTTGACGATCTTTCTTTTTTGAATTATGATATATATCACGCATCAAATCAGAAAAATTTGTACCACTAAATAATTCAAATTCTGCACTCATGATAATCCTTTTATATAAATATAAAGATTAATGCTTTGTGTTGACAATATGACCAGATTTGCGATATACTGAATACATTTTCATATAATCATGCTTCATTATATTAAGTACTTTAGTAATATTTTGTGTCTTAAGGCCAGTACGTTCTCGTATTAAAATATATAAAGCTTTTTTATTAAAATTTTCTATATTATCTCGTATTCGGAACAGTTCTAATATTGTATCTGCTACAATTATATCACGTTTATTTACAAAAATTGTATTAATATGAGTATCATACCATACTACCCATAAATTTGTAAAATCTTTTAAAGATTCTTGATGATCAGTCATTGAAACTTCTGCTGATATATTACGATCATCATCAATTGCCGAAGTCTCTGTACGCATTTTTAGTTTTGCATAATTTGCGTTATTCTGTATAATAAGATAATTTTTAGCTACTATTGAAAAGTAAGAAAATGCTTTACCTTTACCTTCCTGATATTTACCTATTTTTTCTGTTAAAAAAGCTACAACTTCAGCTTTTATATCTTCATATGGTACATCAAAATACGAAAATCGAAATGTATGATATATATTTTCAACTAACTTATTAAACGGGTAGTTAATATGTTCACGAAATACTTTATTACGTTTATAATAATCAGTTTCGCTATTATACGCAACAATTGCTTTATCTTGTACATATGTAAAATACATATTTTTTGTTGGCTTTCGGCCTCTACGTTTTTTAGGCCCGTTTATTTCTAAATCTGCTAATTCAGCTTCATGCCATTTATAAAATTCATCAACTGCGCTCATTAAAAACTTTTATTTAATTCATCAATCATATCACGTAATTCAGTAAATATAAATCCAGTTTCATCATCTGCCTCGAAGGAACCTAATCTATCAATTTGTTTTAATTTAGAATTAGATTCATTCATCCTGGATTTTAATGTTGTAAAAAAATCATAAAATTTTGCATTAGAACTTTCTAAATCCTCTATATATTCTGAATCAGATTCTTGTTTACGTAATTGATTAATATTTACAAATACTGAAATAGTTAATACAATTGATAATATTATAATTGCTGTTATCATTATTTATCTCCAAATAAGTCATCAAACATTTTAGTCGCGTTAATCTGCGTTTGAGGGCTAGTTATTTTTCTTTTAGGTGCTTGAGTAGTAATAGGTTTATTATTATTCCAACGCTCATATTCAATTCTTGCGGCCATTGAATCGGCTTGATGCATTACATATCCTAAATTTGTTTTTAGTTTAGCATCTGCTGACCTCGAGATAAAATAAGGTTTATTAGATTCATCATATAATCCATCTGTTAATTTAATACCTAACATTTCATTCCATGAAATTTCAATTCCATAATGTTGTAATAACCATATAGATAAATCATTAACTAATGTAAATGGATTATTAGGATTAATTTTATATTCCTTACCTTGATTCTTTCTATGCCATTCTGAGTCATTTATCTGGTAAATCTCATTACCATTGCCTGGAAATCCCATTTTACCAATATCATGATTCAATGCAGTAAACATTAATTCTTCTCTCGTATATCCTGACATATCTCCTTCCATACGAGTCCATAATGCATGTACTTCTTGAGCACATTTAATTACTCGTAAAACATGCTCTACATATCCTCCGGGAAATGCGTTATGATAATGATTGAAAGATGAAGCCGGAGACATTGCCATACGGTCTTCTAAATCAGTATACATTGCTAATAATTTAGCTTTACGATCTCCGGTAAATTCTGTTTTGATGATGGTCAGTAACTCATCCCAATTTTGTGCTATTTGGTCGGCTGTTAATTTCATATTATTTGGTCAATTACGTTATATTCTTTTAATTGTTCGGCAGTTAAATATAAATCTGTTTTCATATTATTTTTCCACCATGCCTGATCTTTATTTGTTTTATCTGCTAAAATATCATATATAGATTTTTCTAAATTCTTTACGTTATCTAGATATGCAGTTATGTCACTCATCTTACCTCCTAGGAAACTAGATGATTGATGGAACATTACAGTAGATCGTTTACTCATCATTCTGGTACCAGTACCACATGCTAATATAATTGCCGCGGCCGAAAAAGCTCTACCTCTACATATGGTATTTACTTTAACCTCAAGAGATTCTATGTAATCAATAATACCTAACATTTCATGTACATCACCACCAGGAGAATTAATCATTAGATTGACAGGTGCTGTCTTATCTTCACGGTTCTGTAATAAACTTCTCATACGTATAATTAAATCTGTCAATGTATGATCGGTTATTTCATCGTTAAGAAATATTATTGAATCATTGTAATCAACTAACGTTGCTAATTGATTATGCAAGGCTTCATATAATGAACCATTACTCTTTTCTTCTACTTCTTGCGTCACTTCTTTTGTCTTTTCGTCGTAAATGCTCATTGGTCTTTCCTATTTATTTATACTAATATAATAAAAATTTTTCGTAGATCAAAAGATTATCGAATCTTTTTCAATTGGCGTTCTAATTTCTTTAATTGTGATTGCCCCGATTTGATATCCTTTTTAAATCGA